ACTTCTTAGCCATGAATGAATCTTATCTTCAAATGTATTTATACTTTTATTGTAGTCTTTGATAACTTAAAAACTGTAGAGTCGGCAGACGTAGGTGTTGCACGAAGTCTGAGATTACCACTATTGATATCAGCATCAAATGTGGCAAGAATTGCACCTGTCCGAATCGTTCCATACTCACTCATAAATGCAACTGTTCCGTTGTGAATTACATTAATTGTTGTCATGTGATATTGAGTTCCTCTTGTCACTTGAACTTGAAAAGTTGCAGAACGAAATACTGTTGCAGAGATACTTGAGATTGTATCTGCACTTGTAGATGTAGTTGTTAAAGTATCACTTGAAAGTGTGACGATGCCTGGGTCTCCAAGATCCACACCAGCAGATGCGGTCATGATACCAGTTACAGAGATATCATTCTGATCTAGAGATGTGATAGTTCCAGCGACAGATAAGTTACCACTAATAATTGCATCAACAGCGTTAACATTAGTGATAGTAATAGATGGAGAACCTGTTAAACCTTGAGCGCTGACTGCAAGAGTTGATGTTGCTGAATTACCAGTTGTATCTTGATTACCATCAGCATTTACGCCTGGTAGGTTGATATTAGCAGATCCGTCAAACGATACGCCACCAATAGTTCTTGCGTTTGCAAGTTTTGTTGCAGTCGCAGCGTTACCTGTAGTTGATCCAGATGTGCCAGAAACGTTACCAGTTACGTTACCAGTTACGTTACCTGTAAGATTTCCTATAAATGTCGTTGCAGTTGTAGTTCCAGATACGTTGACATTCTGTAAGAAAGTTGCGTTTGTATTCGTTCTTATATTATCTGTGCTTGCAACACCTGTAAGTGCAGATCCATCAATCGCTGGTAGTGTAGATGGGAATCTTGCATCTGGTATTGTTCCAGAACTTAAATTTGATGCATTTAAAGAGGATCCAGTAATAAAACCAGCACCATTAGTCAGTTGATTATTATTGGTTGGTATTGTTGGTGTGTTTGAGAAATTGTTGTAGTTTAGATAATGTGATGCAGCTTGACCACCTAGTTGAGCTGCATTTGATGCCGTTCCCGTTAAGTCACCCGTAAAGCCACCCACAAAACTTGATGCAGTAATAATACCAGATGTGTTGACGGATACAGTAGTTCCAATACCAACTGACTTTGGAGTTCCAACTGCATCAGTAAATTCAATTTCTCCTTTAGAATCTTGTTTGATTGTGATTGTGTTTGCGATACCAATGACAATTTCTTCAAGACCACGAAGTTGTTTTGCAGCTGGATCAAGGGTGATTGAACCTGTACCAATAGTTAAAATACCAGTGACCCTTGCATCTCCAGTTACGACTAAATCTTCTCCATAAACTCCAGTATCTACACCAACATGAACTTTGGTTGAAGTTGAAACACCTGTTGCAAACACATCACCATCTTTACTCAAAGTGATTCCACTACCAACTAAAACGCCAGCTCTTGCGGTAATTATTCCAATCGAATCTACGTTAGTTACATCCTCATATGTTAAAACACCACCAATAGTGACATTACCACTAAATGTTCCAGATGATGCGATGATAGATCCAACTGTGATATTTGGTGTTCCTGTTAGTCCTTGTGCGTTAGTAGATGTTGCAGCATTACCAGTGGTATCCTGATTAAGAGTTGGTATTCGTGCAACACCGATAGTTCCTGATGAAATATTTGACGCATTTAAGTTAGTTAAACTTGCGCCAGATCCGTCAGATAGTAATAGTGTTCCCGCTGAGTTTGGTAATACAACTGTAGGATTTCCAGAAAACTGTGCATGTGGTGGTGCTTGTAATCTGAGATAATGTGCATTACTTACTTCACAATAAAAATCTAATCTAGCTGGTGTACTATCAGTGCTTTTTAATTGAAGACGGTTAGTGAATTGAGAATTACCTGATGATGTAATGTCTCCTGTGACATCACCTGTCAAATCTCCTGTGACATCACCTGTAAGATTACCTGTAAGTGGCCCTGAGAAAGCTGTCGCAGTAAGTGTTCCTCTTACTGTTCCTCCTGAAGGTGTGTCAACTATATTTGAGTTTACCTGAATTGCATTTCCCATGTAACCATGAGATGAACACTGATAATGTAAAACTGTTGGCGTTGTATCTGTGACTTCTAAATCAACATATCCAGATCCTACAGTAACTCCTGTTGTATATTGAGTTGTTTTTCCAGCGTCATAGTAAAATCTAAACGGATGACTACCAGCAACTGATCCAGAAAAACGATATGTCCTGCCAGGTGTAAGTGTCAAAAATGGAGACTCTACATTGTCTAAAACATATCCATTAGAACTTCCAGTTCCATAGTATCGATGTGCGGTTGTTTTAGTAGCAACTGCAACTGTGATTGTTGTAGTTGATCCATGCGGAGCAATCAGATGACTATATCCTGATAACTGTGCAACAGTTGTGATACCAGATGCATTGATCTGATTAAATACTGATGTTCCTGTTGTGCTGATACCAGCAATATCACCACTGCCACTACCACTGGCATCTGCACCTACAAACTTTCCAGTCGATGATTCATACTTTAGAAACTTACCATCTACCTTTGCACTATCTTCATCAACATCATCAAGTTTCAAGAGATTAACTTCACCAGATCCTGGCCCATGTGAGAGAACCTTATATAAAATATCCCTTACTTGTTTGATTTCTGCCTTGAGATTATCTACACTCGTCTCATCTGAATTTTCAATCTCTTCTTTTAAATTTGTTTCTTCAATAAATTTAATTGCCTGAGCAACAGTATCACTTATCTCTGGTGTTTTGATTGGTTCTGGTTTGATGATATCAACAACTTCAAATGATGGATTATCATCAGCGTCTTCTATCTCTAATGTTGATACATCAAAGTCTTCAGGCACACCCACAGTGACAGCTGGCTCTGTGATATCCTTAACTTCTTTTGGTTTTTCAAGTGTATCTATTATTGAATCTAGTTGTTCAATTAATTTTTCCTCTTTCTTTTTTTGTTTCTTTATATTTACTTTCGCTTCCTTGATTCCAGTGACGACAGACGAAGTTAAGACATCAAGATTGATGTCTGCCTCTTTGAGAAGATTATCAAACTCCTCTTTCTTCTCCTTCTTGGCCTTTCCGAGAAGACTAAAAAATTCTGTGAGTTCTGGAGATTTCATTTATCATCTTTATTTTGATTCTTGATTAATTTTGATAACTCCGCTGTTGAACCCACGAATAGTGCATTTGTCACATTAGTAGGGCCTTTATTTGGATCTTGTTCAAGATCCTTCATTTTCTGTTGCAAGTCAATGAGTTTGTCTGTTGTATCTGCGACTGCTTTGATTGTAGTTGCAGCGACTTCATATGCTCTTGCAGAATCTGATTCTTGTGCTAATTCTAATATACCATTCACTGCTTCTTGTCCCTTCTCAACTAATGAGTATAAATTTGCACGACTATACTCATAATCCTTTTCAGAATCATTTTGATCACTCTTTTTAAGTTGATTCTTTCGAGGTTCAATCTTATCGTTTTCAACGACCTCTGTATCAACGTTAAGTGCTTCCTCGATTGAATCAAAATTTTTCATAATTCTCCTAGATGTCTATACCTTGAGATGGACTAGATGTTTTACCATCAGCAAAGAATGATGTCATTTCATCAAATCCAAAGTCATCACCAAACTCAATAGCTGCATTATCGACTGCACTAAGAACACCGATATTAGCGTTATGTTCGTGTTTAGCAGCGATTGTATTATCATGACCACGGAATACAGTAACATTTTGACCACTAATACTTCTGATAAGCATAATCTCAGTGTCAATAATAATTCTATCATTTGCACTTAAATCAGTGGTTGCACTAACTTTGAAGGTTGTGACCTTCTCAGATATTGCACCATCAACAACTGTTGCCTGATCATCATCATAATTTTTCTTCGCAGTTGGTGTTGCGCTGTATCGAATATTACGTTTTGCAGTTTTGAAGTTTTCACTAGCATAGTAATCAACATCAACCTTCTTGATAAGACCTTCTGGATTATCTGCAACAGGGCCAAAGAGGTAGGTTTTTGCAGTGAACGATAAGGTATAAATTAATATTCTACGAGAATCAAATCCACCCTCATATTGATCGCTATAATTAATGCTTTCTAAAACTATTGGAATATCTTTCTTCTCACCGATTGAACTAATTAAATTTACTGTAATGTTAAATGATGGTTGAAAGTAAGGAACTATTTGTTCTAATATTTGTAACGCATCATCACTCAACTTTGCCATAATGCTAAGTTCAAATCCAACATTGTATGGAACAGGCATATAAACTTTCTTTGCGTTTGTTCCACTCTTTGTAAGAAATGTTTGTGCGATTCCAGTCTTACGAGTTGGATCATATTGTAATCCTTGCATCTCAAAAGA